TGTAATGGCTGTTAGCAATACAACCATTAACAGCTCGTAGGGGAATCGAACCCACTAATTCTGGTTGGAAAGACCAGTGTCTTAACCGTTTGACCAACGAGCCATAATTCACATACCACTCATAAAGGCACACAAACAATCTCCAAGCTGGATTAAGTGTTATGTGAGAATAGTTTAATTAACTAGTATTTCAACTACCGTTTTTTGTGATTGTCTTCTTTTAAGGACGTATCCTTTGCTTTACTATCTTTTGAGTCCGAAGACCAGATAGACCTCCTTATTTAAAATAAATATTATAATAGGGCGTAAAAGAGTCGAACTTTTATCGGATGGGTATAAGCCACCTGCACGCAAACCGTTGTGCTAACGCCCCTTATAATGATATGTTTCCCAGAGTAATGGTCTGGTACTTAAACTGGATATCCGTTGCATCACAATAATGCGCACTTTTGTCGCTCTTCAAAATATCAAGTTTGCATACAGCATGTGGGCGCTACCCACACCGCATTACTCATATCATTATAGGGAAGATACAGGACTTGAACCTGTACAAATACATACCTGTACAAATATGTATTTAAGGAGCGACCTCGTGTCTACACTTTTCCACCAATCTTCCCCAAAAAAGATTACGGAATTGAACCGTCTGTCTGCCAAGACTCAATTAAGACTTGCGCTCGTCTTTATCTCTATCGGAATCGAACCGATTTTCAATTTCTCTAGCGCTATAGAGAAATACAGCACCATTACTGAATCTTTTATTTAATCTCCGCAGAGAGATTCGAACTCTCGACATCTTGATTAAAAGTCAAGTGCTCTAAACCAACTGAGCTATGCGGAGTAATCAATCATTTTCAACTTTTTTAAAATGTCTTTTAAAGAAATTTTCTCTTAAATACAAATAACCTGTATCCCATTTACTATCATCATTTTCTTTTTTTAATTTATATAATTTCTTTTTAGGAACTGGTTCTCTTACAATAATATAAATATCACCTTCATTAACCATTCCAGCATTGCCATAATCTTTACCATAATAATCATATTTAGTTTCAAAAGATTTAATACATTGATATTTTTTATTCATAATAAACCTTTATTTTATAAAGAAACAGGATACTCTGCACCTACATCAAGTGCTAATTTAGATTTGGCGATGTAAAATAATTGCTGTTAGTATCCCAAATACAAAAATAATAAGATTAGGAAGAAACCCAATTGCAATGTATGGATTCGAACCATATCCTCTGGATTAATAATGAGCGCTCTTATCCAGTGTGCTTTTCCCATAACCCGTACACTGTACTTACACCACATTGCCAATCTGAGTGACAGGACTTGCACCTGCAACCACATGAACCCAAATCATGCATGCTACTATTGCACCACACCCAGAAATTTAATGGGCAGGGAAGGAATCGAACCTTCGGTGTTTCTTTTGTAACGGATTTACAGTCCGCCGCCTTCGCCGCTAGGCATACCTACCCATATATTATTATATAAAACTGGGAAGTCTTGGAATCGAACCAAGTTGACTGGATTTTCAGTCCAGCGCCGAACAACCATGTTTGCTAACTTCCCATACAGGACACATAATAAGTATACATTTTCAAAGAATGTGCTTGTAAAAATTTGCTGTAAGTGTCCCAATTGATTATTCATTTGACTTTTAAAAGAAAATTTTACGAAGAATACTGGTCTACATTTTCAGATTCGTATTTCGCTCTGTCGTATTTTCTCCAAATCATTCCTCTTCTAGTACGAACAATACTTATACTATCACATTTTCCTGTTTCTTTCAATATATTATATTCATCTTTCGAAATAGAAATAGATGGATATTTTACATCTTGACCATCATAAGTAAAACGTACTTTATACTTATTTCTTTCTATTTGACTATTTGTAACTTCTCCAATAATGCCTTTTCTTTTACCAATATTAATGCGGATTAAATCACCAGCTTTTAAGCACCGTGAATTACAAACAAATCTAAATTCTCCTTTTTTTGTTTTTCTTTGTCTATAAACTCTATCATTTTCTACATCTTCTTTTCTTGTTGTGCGCTTAGATGTCGCGCTTGGTAATCTTTTATATGATAATTCACTGCCCTTCTTTTCTTTACCATCACGATTATCAATATATTTTGCATCCCAAAAAGTAGACATACATCTGTCGTTACATCTTTTTTGTTCAACAAGATAAATATTTTTTGTTAAAGTTTTATATGTAAATTTCTGAATACAAGCTGCATCAACATAATGAAATTTAGGAAGATTATTTGTTTTACGATTTAAACTTGTAATATAACCATAGGAAATATAAGTTGGACATTTACTTCCTATACTTTCATAAATGCGCCATCTAGATGTATTCATAAATGTAGCATCTTTATAAGTGTCATTAATTTTTCTTGTTTGTAATTCATGAAAATATTTATTGTTATTATTATTTGAATGCACTTTGTTATGACATTTTTTACATAAAGAAATTAAATTTGACGGCTTGTTACTTCCACCCTGTGACCTTGGAATAATATGATGTACTTCAAGTCCAGTCCCCTTTTTTATAGTATCTGTCTCACAAATTTGACAAGTATAATTATCACGTTCTCTAACATATTGTTTTACATTTTCAAATCCATACATTTCACCTCGTTGATAATCAACTCCAGATATTTCTTTGCCATCCTTTAATGCCTTAATAGCTTGTATATCAAAGTTGGCAATTTCAATAATAATTTTATCAATTGGAATCCATGATGCGATTTTCCTGTAAAGGCGAACGTGCGAATCTATCTTGTGCTGAACCGATGGCGCAATCCAATTATCTTCATTCCCATTCTTGTATGTCGGATTATGAATTGTCTTATAATCCACATTCTTATTTTTTCTATAACGTATTCTGCCCCTTCGTGTTCTGCGATAACTTGCTCTTTGTTCAAGTCTTTCCGATATTCCATTAAGTAATTTAACTTGACCTGATAGATATTCATGGTCTTTCGTTCCAACAGAAAAACCTACATTCATATATCCCATATCCATCTTCATTGTGATTTCATCTCTGATTTCTGATTCAGAAATGTAATCGTCAAGTCGTTGAATCACAAATGGGTCATGATTTATTACTTTTGCCAAACCACATCTTATTAAATAGCCAGCTTCATTATTTGTTACTGGCATACATGGAACATTATTATTATCAACTACAAACGTATAATCTAAATATTTCATTTAATCCTTTAAAATTTTGTCTCGTCTCAAGGACGGTAATACTCTTCGAAAAAGTTATCAAAAGTCTTTAATGCTTTGTCACTTCCACGTTACTGTTCAAGGAGTCATGGATGTTTAAACTTCAGCGATATGATTACTGCTAGAGTTACACAGTAAGATATTATCTCTTGATAACGTAGACAACTTAATGTCTTATTCTATTTTTGATTTACTCCTAAATTTTAAGTGGTCTAAAACTTTTAAGTGTTTTAAATATTTGAGGTTTTAGAGTACTTAAAATTAACAGATATCCAAAACTCCAGAGGCTTGCTGTCAAAACCTGTGAGGGTTTTAGAGTACTTAAAATTAACAGATATCCAAAACTAACCATTCCGTAACCAATCGGCATTTTTTGTTTTAGAACACTTAAAAAAAACAGATATCCAAAACTTATATAATGAGTCTTGTTAAAGTTTTATAGCACTTAAAATTAACAGATATCCAAAATAACCATTTGGTGAAAGATTTCAAGTCTTTTTTGGAATGTATTGCTGTTTGTATCCCATGCTTTATTGGTTTAGAGGCAGCTTCCTAACTCATGAATTAAGAATAAAGCATTAAATTCTTTAATTCTTACAACCTCCACTGCAAGGTTCAATTAAGTACACCCGAAGGGAATCGAACCCTCACCCTCTTATGAGGAGCAGATTTTAAGTCTGCCACGGTTGCCTGTTACGTCACGGGTGCATATTCTGTAACACAAAACAGCTTATAAAATTGTTACAGACATTACTTATCATATCCCCAAGATAAGCTAATTTGATTTTCTGAGGATATCTCCAGTCGGGATTTTGGTAGGAGAGAATTACACGGGGTTACACCGAAACCTCTTTAGCTGATAATACCGTGAGCAAGGATTTGCACCTTACATGATATGCCCATGGTAACTTAATATCATTCGTCTTCTATAATGCATACCTCACCAAGCCTAGCGTCTACCTATTCTCGCCATCACGGTATTTAATTTTGCCTTTTGCCTAGCGTTCTCAGATGTGTTTTACAACTGTGCCTCCAGAAGGGCTATTAAGAATCTTGTCTGGATATTTGGACAGTATCAGTTCACGCATAGTCCCATTTACATCAGGGGCTTTAGGACTCACTGTGTGTAGCCAGATTCACATTTCATATCTCCTACTCACACAGGATGGTCGATTTCTTTTATACCGCATCATCCACTCTGCGGAAATAATTAAATTAATATTGTAGATTAGTATTCGAGAAGGGATGCCCACGATATTAATTTAATTATAAACGGCGCAGATAGGATTCGAACCTACATACCCTTGCAGGTTGCCTGTTTTCAAGACAGGTGCTCCACCAATTGAGCGACTACGCCATAAACGGACAAGGTGAGATTCGAACTCACGACACTACGGTTAACAGCCGTATGCTCTAAACCAACTGAGCTACATGTCCAGATTGCCGAGTATACGGCAGACCAATACAGGTATTAGTCTCTTTGAATTGCGAAATATTTTTACTTCCTTTCGCTCACTTGTATCATAATGTAATAACTCTTGTATTATTGCAGTACTAGGACACAATCATGACCCAACGTCTTTTATAGACGATTTAGTCCTATATTTAAGGGTAAAAACATTACTAATTACCCTCAAATATAGGGTGACCTTGTCGGTCAAATATATTATTCAACAGTAACAAGTTCATATCTCTTACTGAGAATACACTTATACATGAATTCCGTAGGACTCATTCCAACAGAACCAATAAGATTCTTAAAAGTACCAGTACTCTGTCCACTTACTAAAACTACGCCTTTGCGACTTGCATCAGCATGAAAAGTGTCATGTCTTGAATCAACCTGCCAGAATACAACAGTTGGAATTTCATATCCATATTGAGCAAATCTTGCTCTCATTTCCTCATAAAACGTCCAGTTCTGACCACCACACCAATCAAATTCCATATCAGATACAATAATCAAACTTTTAGGCATTTCATCAACTGACACATGATTCTTAATAGCCGTATTAAGAATAAGTTCAAAAGCAGCTGCACAATTTGTTGAACCAGACCAATTGCCATAATCAATATTGGAAAGAATTTGCTTTAATGTCTTACCCTTAATCGTTTGATAAGAAGGACTAGAACTAAAATTCATCCAAAGATTATGATAAGCGCCAGTATTTCTTTGTGCAAAATAAATCGCAAGACTAACTGCTGTATCCATTGGTCTACCGCTCATAGAACCAGAAGTATCTGCAATTATAATTGCGTTTGTACCTTCTTCAACATAATTAGGAAGTGCATCCCATTGTGCTTGAAGAATATTCTCTTCTGTTTGATTCAGATTAGAACCGCTATAATAATTCCCATAACCTCGACCTTTATACTTCTCAAGAATGTCATAAGGATAAAGTGTAGTGGAATTAATCTTAACTTCTCCAGTTACAGCTTTCTGAGCGAATTGATTAAATCTATCTGCATCATGCTTTTTAAAAGCATTTCTATAAATCATCATTGCTCTAGAAGGTACTTCAGAATATGTAATCTTATCCCACTGATTAGTTGACATAAGACCCTCAACAACTCTAAGGTGCTTTCTCATCGCTCTTACAATTCTCTTAAACTCGAATACATTATATCCAAGTTTAAGAGCTGTTTTTATACCAAGCTTCCTAGTCTTCTCAGAAGAAGCATCAGCAGTTTTAATCCATTTAGCAAGAAGAGAAATTACATTACCTTTTTCAAGATTAATCTTATCTTCTTCAAACTGTTTCTTCATAGCAGACCACATATCATCTTCAAGTGGTGTACCAATCAATTCATACAGGTCATCATATCTTCCATATACACCAATCAAATCAAGATTAGGTCTGATACATTCAGGGTGATGAAGAGCCGCATATTTAAGAATAATTCTAAATACTCTTCTTTCACCAAGACCAGTTGTTTCTTTATCACCTCTAATATCTCTTGCATAAAAGAGAATCTTTGTAGTAAGAAGAGGATTTTCTTTGTATGCTTCTTCAAACAGAGAAGTGATTCTAGCCTCGTCTGCTTTTCTCAAAGCACCAATTGTTCCAAACAAATCAAGACAAGCAGTGCCAGTAGTATTAAGTGCAATTGCACCATTCTCTGTTCTTGTCCATTTTGTTTCATTTTTAATAGCTTCTGCAAAATTCATTCCTTTTACTCCTTTCATGATGCTTTTGTTGGACTGGATTTGAACCAGTGTTGCCAGATTATCAATCTAGTGTCTTATCCTCTTGACTACCTACAGAATATTTGCTGTAAGCATCACATTATTTACAGGATACTTTCTACTATTCCAGATTAAAAGTCTGATGTAAAAATATTTGCTGTATGTATCCCTTAAGCCCCTCTGTAGGATTCGAACCTACGACCTCTCCGTTACCAGCGGGATAGAATAATTGCTGTTTGTGTCACATAAATGACAACTTCTAGCGCTCTAGCCATCTGAGCTAAGAGGGGCATATAACATTCATGGTGAGGCTCGAACTCACGACCCCCTGCTTGGACTTGAAAAATCAATGCCGTTAACATCACTAAAATGATGAATTTTAATTTAACAGGTGCTCATCCCAACTGAGCTACATGAATGTTAATTATTATTTCAGGACATCTTTTTCGCTTGTTTTACCCCTGATAAAATGCTTAGAAAAATTTGCTGTAAATGTCCCGCAGCTGGGCTAGTTGGATTTGAACCAACGTATGCAGCAGTCAAAGTGCTGTGCCTTACCACTTGGCGATAGCCCAATATAAATGCCGTTGTTTTATCTCTCGAAAGGTACTACGGCGAAAACCTTTGCAAAGTTTTAAGATTTATGGAAGGTAACTGTTAAGCTCTCGCTTAACATGCATATAATATATCACATGTCATTCTGAAAGTCAACACCCTCTTCATAATATTTTTTATACTTGTTAAATGTATTACCATCACAGAACCTCGATGGTAATATTGGGTTTATTATTATCTTTTATGCGTATCCAATATACAGGATATTCAAAAATTTTTTTCCAATATCTATTCACTTCATCTTTACTTACATAAACCTCATAATCTTCATCAAATAAATCTAAACTAAATTTATTCTCAATAATAGATACTGCACCTTCATTAATCTGACAATTTGTTCCTTTAACAAAAAACGACCAAAAACTATTTTCTCCCCAATCTTCTCCTATCCTAATTTTTATATTTGTATCACTACTCCATTTTTCAACGTCTCTTTTAAATTTTTCTTTTGAATATTCAACAAACTCACCCATCTCATTTATATTCACTAAACTAGCCCTCCTAAATCCGAATATTTGTTCGATTGCTTTTGATAATTCTTATTATAAAACAAACGTTCGGAAAGTCAATAGGTTTAATATATATTTTCAATATATTATTATATATTATATTCTTATTTATTTTAATTTAATGAGTACCTAGTCATACTAGGTACTCACCAAACTTATCCATAAATACAGATGGAACTATTTTGAAATCATACTGTTTTTTTATTTCTTCTATACCAATTCCATATATATAATCTCTACCAGAAATTCCAAGCTCTTTACATCTATTATTAACCATTTCAACTACGCCACTCATTCTGATGTCATTCCCATTCATATAATCTAATATGCCGACATAATCAAATATTCTTGCTAATCTTGCTTGTGTTCTTCTTCTTAATACAGGCATAGAATCAGAACGTCTAATATTAGGATAATCTTTAATTATTCTTCCATTATCAATTAAAGTTACTTCTTTAGCCATATTCTGGCTAATTGACTGATACTCAAGTGTTTCATCAGATTGTTTTGCATATTCAATAAGAGTCGAAGACACTTTTATTTCTCTACCATTATATGCGATGAAGATATTATTATTAAAATCTTCCATTTTAGCTAATGCTAATTCCAGATAACCTCCTCCTCTTATTCCTTCAAACAATCCTAATAAGCAAAAACTATCACTTGGATTAGGTAATTGTTGACACCATTCAAGTACTTGCTTTCTTGATACAACTTTTTTATCCATTGCAAGTTTATTTACAAATGATGCCATCATATCTCTGTTTATTTCTAAATAATGATTTTGATAATCATTGACAAGATTTTGTTGAATGCACCATTGTGTATACATGGATAAATTACTATTCATTGTAGCAATTGTATCAAGAGACATCATCGCCAATGTCTTATACATATTAATAATTTCATATGTTGTAAAATTACAAACATCTTTATCAAGTTGTTCTTCAAAAGGTTCTGTTCTTTTAAAAAGAGAACTAAAATAATAGGCAGACACGGTTGTATAAGATTCTTTCTCTATACGGTATCTTTCTTTTAGCTCTTGATTATACATATTTGTCACCCCTTTTCCAACTGAATGATAGCAGATATCATTCCTTTACGAGGAATTTTAGCAGCAAATATTTTAGAATCAATTTCATCAATTCTATTTAATAAATTAACTGTACGTTCAGGATTATAATCGATTATTTCTACATTGTCAAAAGTATAAAAAATAATCATCAAATCAACAAAACTATAAACTTTATCTAAAAGATCGGGATAAGCTTCTGTTAACTTATTAAATTTATTCTTTATTTCATTTTCAACTTCAATAATTCTTCTAACCGATTTATCTACGTTCTGTCCTTTAAAATAAAAATATCTAATAATACTAGCTAATTCAGCATAATTAATACTTCCATTATTTCTTGCTATCTTATTCTTAAGATTAAACATAACATCTCTATTTAATCTTTCAACAACAAGATTTTCTGGAGCATTCATATTCATAGAATCAGAATCAATCTTTCTCATCTTTGTCTTCTGGTCTTCCTGATAAATAAATTGTTTTACTTTATCTTCAGAAAACATTACAATTCTTAATTCCATTGGATAATTAAAATCTGGATTCTTATCATGTAATTGTCCCATGGAAATATATCTATGATATCCATCAGATATATCAAAATGGTCAAGTGATTTAATACTTAAAATACATCTTGAATCATCATAAGAAAAATCTGTAGTCTCTGGCATATTGAGAGTAATAGTATTAGGAATATAATTTCCATCATTCATACTCTCACATATTTTATTTATAGCATCTTTATTTAATGTAATTTTATAATAACTCCGTTCACCTTTAACGACTTTTTGTAATGTTCTTTGAGCATTTACATTATAATTAATCAATTGAGCTTTACGGAGTTTCATTATAAAATTAACATCTGTTGAACCAATCCACTGGTCAGCAGCAACAGGAACACATTTTATTTCAATTGGAAATTTAATGGTTTCTTCTTGATACTTAGATTTAGAATATCCATCTATTTCAATTGGAGTAAAATAATTTGCTGTATTCTTTTTATCTAATTCTTTATCTAAACAAATACATAAACTAAACAATATAAATTCATTTGCATCTTCTAAATTTATTCTTCCTGTCAACAAATCCATTGTCATACCAGTAGGAATGTTAAAAGAAGTCTGCATTTCTTGAAGGATATTATTGTTTTTCTCTTTATCAAATAATACTTTTTCACATAATGGTTTTATTTTATTTGCTAATTCTTCTTTTGATTTAATCATAGTATAATCCTCCTTAAAGCAAGGATAACATATGAGTCAAATTTTGTCTAGTTTTTTCTTATATTATTTACTTATTTATAATCTTATTTATTTCGTTCAAATTCTCTTCTCTATAAGCATTGATATCTTTTTGTAGACATTCAATAAGTATCTTTTCATTTTTCAATTGTTTTTCATAATCATGGTCTTTCTCTATTTTCTTTTTAAATCTACAATATAACAGATAATCATGAAAGTATTTAAAATCAATAGCTATGGATTCAATATTAGAATTCTCTGATTGAGGGTAATACCTAATATAAGTATTTTCTAAAGACCATTTAGAAGGATATAAACAGTAGACTTTTTTAAAAGCTTTAAATGTTATTTTAGGTGTTGTTTTACATAAATCTGATACCCAAGTTATAAATTTACATAAATAAAAAACTAATAAAATACATATTATAATTGTCAAAAGTAACATCATATCTTCACTCATAGTTTATTCCTTCATTGCCTCCAATATCTTGTCGATGTCATAGTGCTTTCCTGTGCGTGTGAGGCAATCAGGCGATACACTTTCGCAGGTACTTCCGCTCCAGATGTGGATCAAATCAGCGCATCCATCATCATTGATGTAAGAGACGATGTATTTATCTCCGCTTAAATATACAATATCCCCGACCTTTATCTCGTTCTCTGCTTTTTGTTTTTCTTCGTAGGCTTTCAGCTTGGCGATTGTCTGCTGTGCAGAATACCTTCTAAATACCTGCTGTAAAGTAGCACAACCAAATATTTCATCTAATTTTTCAACACTTAACCCGCCCTCATCAACCTGAAGAGAGACTTTTTTCGCCACCTCCCATGTTTCGTTTCGTCCGTCTTCTACTCCTCTCTGGTAGGCTTCACAACTCGTACAAGGAGAATCAAAATCGTTTTCTTGCATACATGTTTTATACCCATTCTGATAGGCTTCTTCTATTTGTTTTTGAATATTATTTATATTCATTTTTTCTATTCTTTTTAATAGAATATCTATATCATTTATCCACTCCTTTATTATTTTTAAATTTTCTATTTGTGTATATATATCATAATTATAATCCATATTTTCTATTGTTTTTTTCTCCATTTATTTTTCCTTTTCTGCTTCAATAATGTTTTCAATAGCTTCTGGACTTTCTTTGACTTCGATATAGTTACGAGCTTCTCCTGCAAATTGAATTACAGTAGTTTCTTTGTCATGATTGTATCCGTAGTTACGGTAGATACAGCAAATTTGATTAGGATTAACATATGTTCTATCACTATTACAAGCTCGTGTTAGAATTATTAATTTCATTTTTACATTCCTTCTCTTAACATTTTTACCAAATCTGTATCTGTATTTGATTCAACTTTATACAGGAAGTATTTAGCCCATTGTTTCCAACCATCTTCATAAGAAGCTGCACCACAACATGCTCGTATTTCATCAGGTTCATATGTAACAAATGTATTTGGAGCATTATATTGTAAATACTGACAAGCAAGTTTAAACGCCTTATTTATAATCTTATTAGATGTTATAACATTTTCTTTATTGTTTTCAGTCTTCATTCCTCTCTCCCTTCTGCCTCTATAACCACTTCTGCATCACTCACTATCTGAATGACCTCTTTCCAATCGTCTCTCTGCAAATGGTCAAGGTCGCTGTCCATGAATTCTTGCATCAGCTTATCCTTATCCGTCAAATCACCATGCGGTTCTTTGACTTCAACGAGTGGGCAATCTGGATGTTTCCCCTCGATTCTTTGGCTGATTGTCATCCTCATCCATAATTTGCAAAGATGAATATCACTGATATTACACTCGTCACAGTTTTTCGGCATCTCCATGCCTTTGATCAGTACACTCATTCCGTCACCTCTCTATCAAACAAGCAACCGCTATATTAACTGCAAATGCTATTAATGCGAATGTTAGAATAAAATAGTCTTGTATCCTCATTGCTCGTGCGATAATTGCTCCCAAACAAAATGAAATTAACGTCGTTAATCTTGTCATTCCGTCACCTCTCTCATATCCACCTTCTTTGACTGCTCTCTTAGCTTTTTCAGTTCTCTCAGCCATTCTGCAAGTTGCATATGCTCTTCCGCACATTCATCGCAGACAATCTTTGCGACTTCTTCACAATGCTCAATTGCTTCGTCTAGTGTCATCATTCCTTATTTCCTTTCCAAATGAGCGGATTTCCGTCTGCATCGACCAAAACCGTCATGCTTCCCCAGTTGTATGCACCAGTAGATACGGCATATTCGACTCCAGTCTCAGTATCTACTACTACATCGCACCATGAAGTGGATTGAATTAATTCAAACCTGTCCGCATTACGAGCATTAGCTTCCGTACTTGAACTACATGATACGAGCATCACTGTCAATATCAACATCGCTATTAGTTTCTTCATTTCGTCACCTCTTCCCTCTAAGATATCCTACTAATTGTCCGATTTCAAACATCAACATTCCATATATAATAACCCAATGTTCAGACATAAATTTAATCATTCTATCACCTCAATACTTAATCCCTAATTGTTCTGCTGTAATTGGAGAACCATCTCTATTAACCATTAAAGTTAAACCATGTCTTTCATATGAATCAAATGCCAAATATACAACCCCAGTATTTTTATCTATAATATAATAATAAACTTCCCCTCCAACTCCTACATCATCACCACACTCTAAAATGTTTGGCGCAATCATTGAGGAGTAATCTTCGTCAGCCAATGACACATTAAAGTCTTCACCACAACTAGTTAACAAAAAAATCATTAAAACAAACACTAATAGCACTTTTTTCATTTATTTTAATCCTTTCTTTTTATAGGACATTCATCTGTTTCTTTTAAATGTCCCCAACTAATTGGAAAATTAAATGCATATGGAGCAAGTTTCTCATATTTTTGTAATTCCCTTACAAGTTGTGCTCTATAGCATTTCTTTGGGCATTTATCAGAATAATCAATACAATGTATTGCATCATGATTCATTTACATTTTCTCCTTTAATTTTATATATTTACTCATTATCTAGCTCTTCATCACAAAATTCATCAAACCAATAATTAATATCATCCATCAAACAATTTCCATCACATTCTGCTTCATCATAATAAACCAATTCTTCTAACATATTTAAAACATAAATTGTTTCATTTTGCTTCTGTAATAAGTTGTATGTTGCTTTTAAAAGTGTTTTTGCCCTATTTAATGCTTGAATATATGTATCAATATTTTTTTCTGTATCTTTTTTTTCACATGGAATCCAGTTCGGTTCTGCTTGAATTGTTGGCGCTTCATTAATCCAATCAATAAATTGATTAAGAATTGTTTCGACTTCTGCTTTTATTTTCATTTTCCATGCTTCCGTAGCTACTTTTTGTGCTCTACGTTTAAGCGCATCACCATCAACTGGTCTCATGTTGTTACCTCTCTCATCTCGGCAAGGCTACAATAATCAACTTCTGCATCATAAAATGTCTGTTCTAAATCGCATCTCTCAATCGGCATACTATCCATACACTCGTGTGTCCAATGATGTTTACAATCCTTACATCGTATTATCTGAGACTCTTTTAATGCTTCAATTGCCATTTCAATCGCTTGTCTAAAAGCATCAAAAGCTGCTTTAGATGTATGGGGCGGGCTTAGATGACGTAAAATATTTATTGCATTTTCATTGGTCATTTATTTCACCTCTGTTATAACTGCCACAGTTCGGACAAAAATTATTTGGAATTTTATCACCTTCTCTGTCTGTGTCACACATATACATTCCACATTGATCGCATCTTATATGATGTCCATCTCTTATCCATTTACCTATTTTCGACTCTGAGGGCGGCAATCTTCTAATATTTTTTTCAACATCGTCCAGAGTCCCAATAGTCCCTCTGCCGATTGCTCTCTCAAAGCTATGAGTTGGCTGTCTTACCATGGTTAGGCTAACTCGTATTTTAGCTCGTTCAAGTTCGTTGATTACCGCCTTGCGGCTGATTGATTCATCCATCTTGTTCTCCTTTTTCAATCTTAGGGATAATATAAAAATCATTTATTAATTCATCAATGTGTTCTTCCGTCCATACTGGTTCTTCGTTACCGACAGAATTTATAAACCAGTCTGCTAAATAACCATAATCAACTGGCTCTGCGGACGGCAACTGTTTAATTCTGTTAGCGGCTCTAGTTGCTCCTGCATTAAATTCGTGCGTTCTTATTGGGGAGACATCCCGCATTGCCGCATCAATCGCCGCCTGTTTACTAATTAATTCCATAGTACACTTTTTACCTTTCTTTCAATCTCTTCACAAATATTTTTAAGGTTTACAAGTCCGTCTAATTCTCCATCTATTTCTTTACACTTTTCTTTTTCTCTTGTCATTGCCATAAGAAATATTCTTTGTTCTGCATCAGTAAATGATTCTACTTGAAGCGTTTTAATAGCGATATCAATTGCTTCTCTTTGAATTTTTGTTCCACCATTTATTGAACTGAAATATAACCAGTCCTGTAAATTTTTAAGAACAATAATTGCTGTTTCAGTATCTATTGAAGGATGCATATTATTTCTCTCCTATATATTTTATTTAATGAATAAAATTATTACCATGATGTGGAATATGATATTGTATAAAATCTATATTATGTTGGTTTCTTAATCTTATATACATTTGCCTTGACATAAATACGCAATCATTAGTTAAAACAACATATTTTATATATGGGCATACTCCATTTTCATAACTTTTCCAAGTCCCATATTTCTTTAACCATTTTTTGGCAATTCGTTTCTTTTTATGTTTTCTTTTTGGCTCTCCAATTTCGTGCTCCCATTGGATAATAATTCTTTTACCAAGATACATTTCTAAAATAGCTTTATCCATATTTTTTTATCCGATATTTAATTTAAGCATATTTATATATATTATATACTTGTATAATAGATTGTCAATATTAATCAAAACTAAATAATTTGTTCCAATCAGAATCATTTTTTTCAGATTCAACAATTCTATCGTCAATCCCTAAAAATTTAAATCCAATACTTTCATTTGCCTTAAGAACATTAATAGTATTTTGTACTTCTTCTCTATCATTACAAACAATAAAAAAAGTTGTATTGTCAAATGGATGCTTATATTTTACTCTATATTGTGTACGTTGCTTATTTTTAATATTATTCTTTTTTAAAGTATTATCTTGATTATTAGATATAATCTTTTCTTTTAGTTCTTTCATGTCATTGTTGTTTTTAGTAGCAAGACAGGCGATTTCTGTTAATAGGTTCTTTTCGATTTCAGTTTGCCCCATTTTAATTGCACTATTATAATAACTCATCATTGATAATGTATCGTTTGATGTAATTTTAAGCAATGAAATATCATCAAACATTTCTGTAATTTTATTATTAAAATCAATTATGCTTTGTATAACTCCTACTATAAAACCCGCAAAAAGAACTGCTAATACTAGCATAATAATACACTTATTTGTATCCATATATGTCTCCTTTATGTTATATACGTCTTATTGTATTATATAAATCAATTTTTCTTAATTCAAAAATTAACTAAAATCTTTTAGTGTAATCTTATCAGGATAATCATCTGGATTATAATTTTGCATCCAATCACTTAAAACTTCTTTTGCTTTTTCATTATCAAATCCAAATTCATTTATCAAATAAGGAACAGCACCAAACATATTAGTCTGACCAGTTCTTCTAAGCCATTCAAGATATAACCATGTCTTTTTAGTTGTCATACTTATTTTCCTCCAATTGAAAATAATTATATCTTATTTCAAAATATCATCAACAACAAAATTAACATCTTTACCATCTGCCTTACCTTTTACTTTGGGCATAAGCAGTTTCATAATTTTACCTTTGTCTTTTTTAGTAGGTTCAACCAATTTAAGTTCCTGTAATACTCCTGCAAGTACATTATAAATCTCTTTTTTAGTCATTTGCTTTGGAGCAAACTGTTCATAAAGATTTTTTCTAGTCAACATAAATCCCATAATATCAGTTCTTTCAACGGGGCAAGATTCGATTGTTTCCTGTACCTGTTTAATTTCTTTAAGAATAACTGCATCTTCTTCAGCTTCGGTTAAATCTGTTCTTTTATCTTTAGCTGCTTTTTGCAATGCCTGAAGTAACATTGAGAGAGATTCTTTTGTTTCCTTATCATGTGCTTTAAGTGCCTTAATCATTTCATTTTTAATAAGTTCTGTCTTTGTCATTTGTTTTAGTCTCCTTTTTAATATTAAAAATTAAATATTTTATTCCAACCATAATTATCATTAATAAGATTATTAGAACTAATAATTCTATCATCAAGTCCTATAAAACTGTATCCCTTATCTTTCATAGTAATAATCTTATTAATATTAATTTGAACTTCATATCTATTATTACAAATAATAGACCTTATTTCTTTATTATCATTAGTAGTTGGTACTATATATCTTATTCTGTATTGTGTTGTAAAAGTTGTCATTTAAATTAGTTCCCTTTTTATTGAATCAAATTTTTAAATTTGATGACATATAATTAGCAGCATTTTTTCTTGAATTATTTTTATTAACGATATATAAGCTTGTTGTTGAAATATTAGAATGCCCAACAGCTTCGCATGTCGCTTTTATATCACAACCACTGGCTTGATAAAAAATAGTAACAAAAGATGCTCTTAATTTATGAGGACTAATTGCATATCCTAATGCACCTTCTGAATATTTTTGTACTAAATTATATATAGCTCTTTCACTAATTCGATTCATTTTATCAGAAATAAATAAAGCATTTAACTGTTTACCATTTAATATTTTTTCTCTTTTTATAAGCCAATTTTTAATTATAACTTCCAATTCATTAGTTATATTATACTCTAGTTTTTTGTTTCTTTTATCAATTACTGTTAGAGTTTTAGATTCAAAATCAATATCTTCAATATTGATTTCACTTAAAGCAGTTTTTCTCATCCCTGTATTCATAAATAAATACATAATGAGCAAATCTCTTTCAACCCATCTTTTTTGTTTGGCTTTTGCTCTATCTGAACCAACTCCTTTTTTTATAACAGTTAAAATATTATTAAAATCATTTATATCTAAAGCTTTTCTAATAACATGGTCTGTACTTTTTGGACGTTCAATTTCAAGCATTGGATTTTTTTCAATTTCGCCTCTTGAATACAAATATCCAAAAAAGGAATTTAATGCAGAATAAACTGATTGCCTATAAGAGCTGGATGACCTTTTTTGTTCATTTTTGTTATTTTTAATATAATAAATGGAATTCATATAATCATCGATATCTTTTACTGTAATATTATTTACATCTTTATTTACATAATCAAAAAAAGAACTAATTTTTCTTATATATTCAAGACAAGTTAATGGTTCTTTAGTTGTCCGTATTTTTAAATAATATTTTTTTAAACTATCTGGTTTTTCTTTCAATATACATTCAATATTATTATTTGTTCTAATTTCATGATCATTTCTGCCACTCATTATTACTCCTCCATTGTTATCCATTCTTCATATGTTGGTAAATCATCATCATTTATTGATTCTTTCATAAATGTGTACATTTTTTGATGTAACTCCTCCATTATTTCTTTTGTTATAATTAATCCTTTTTTATAATCAATTTTCAACATTTCTGCTAAATTTTTTATAATATTATCACTTGATATATCTTCATATGATTTATCTGAATTATTATTAGGATGATTATGAATAGTAATAAAAGATTTTCCTCCTGTTAATAATAAAAAACTAAAAACAATTTCAAGTGGAATTACTGTTTTATCTCTTCCTCCAGAAGATATCTGTATAATACCGATTGGATTATTTAATTCATCATATGACATTACATAATAGAATTCGGTATAATTATTTTGAAGCTTTAAAGTGTCTCCAAAAAACATATATTCAAATTCATAATTATCATTATAAAATTGTAAATAAACATCATCATATATTACTTCATGCTCTACAATACATTCTAATTGAGGAAAAGTTCCATTTTTTTCTTTAGATATTAATTTATATTCTTTAATTTTCATTGTACTTTCTCCATTTCTTTAATTTTATCTATAGCGTCTAACTTTGCTTGTAATAGATAAGGCAATTTCTCTTCTTCACGTTTTACCCATATATCTCTATCATCATAACGACTCTTTAAAGATCTCTGTTTAACCTCCTCAATCTTATGTAAGTGACAATCAATTGCCTTTATTATCTCTTCTGGGGAATTCTGAAGTAATTCGTTTGCTTTTTGTTCATGTTTTCGACATTGGTCTTTGTATCGTTCTATATCATCTTGATAAAAAGTGATTCTATATTCATATTTTTGGGGGATGGTTTTAATATTTTCTTTGCACCTATTAATACACCACTGACACCTATCAATTTTATCATCAATCTTATTCTTTTCATATTGCGTACTATGCATCTCTTTTAATGTTTTTAATTGTTCTATTGTAATTTCATTATTACGAATTGTTCTTTTTTCATTATCTATTTCAGCTTTTATTTTTCTTTTTATATCATTAATATGATATCTTGCATTTCTTGGATATAAATCTTGTTCCCAATCTCTATTATATTTATCCATTATATAACTAATTATCTTTGGACATTCTGTATGTTCATAAAACCACTTCTTTTCTTTTTGTTTTTTGATTTCTTCTTTTTCTTTTTTTATAAGTTCTAATTTAACACGCTTCTGATGTTCTTCTCTTTCTCTTTGTTCCTGTTCTTCAACCTCTTGGTTATTACGAATAAAGCAAAATAAATATAACATCCAACAAAAAGCAAGACCAATAAGATTTTTATAATGGTTCGTTTGATTACTTGGAAACATAAGACCAAAAACTGTCGCTATAAATATCCAATATGTATTTCTTCTATTTTTCCAACTTTTCAATTATTCCTCCATAAATCTATAAATTATATATTATTTACCTTCTATTTTATTATACTATTTATATCTGTTAAATACAACCATTATAAATACAATTAATTTTATTCAATTTCCAACTGCAAATCATGTCCAAGACAACTCCAATTCTGCATCTTACCAAATCTCCTGCATTCATCATATGTCCCTTCAAATACAATCTGTTTATTTCCCTCATCATCTTCATAAAACACTTTATTTTCTACTTCCTTATCTGAATTCAAAATATTCGGTACAAATCCTTTAATAATACAGAAATCATAAAATCCAATCAATTCATCATGGATATAATTATTATACCAATCTTCAAAAGAATCATAATCATCAAATCCAACCGCTTCACCGACTTTAAGCCATTCTTCAATTATCCATCTAGGTACTTTAAATCCAACACTATTATCAAAATCACATTCTCTTTCACTAAACAGTCCAGTATCATCGGCATATGTGGTAATATACAGCATTTCATTTCTATTGTCTTCCATTTTTAAATCTCCTTTTCTTTTAATTTATTTAATTATATTTACCAGCTACATGTCTATGATAAATAATTTCAAATTCTTCTTGATTATTAGGATTAGCTTCCATTGTATTCCATACAGCTGTAACCACTGGATGTTCAAATCCAAATATTTTGACAATCTTTTCAAAATCTTCTACTTCAATTACTCCAAGTCTTGTTGTTATTCCATTTTTAATTTCGTTCATTTTATTTCCTTCTTAATCTTCTTTAATATCATGTCTCTTACCATTTTTAAAAGTTGCTACAGGGTAATAACCTTCACAATTAATAGCGTGCATAGCCAACCATCCTATTGTATACATCTTAGGCTTACAACGATATTTATCTACCACATATACAATAGTATCAGGAAAGTTCTTGCTATAGGTTCTAGCTTTTTCAATTGTATTTTGTAAAGATTTTTTCATTTCGCTTACCTCCGTTTTTATTTAAGTTCCCAACAGTTGTTTCTATAATAAATAAAATATTTATTATTAACTTTATCAATTCGTATACTTTCTTTTCTGGCTCGTGAACATTTAGGCTGTTTTCTTACAAACTTAAGAGCGATATCTTTTGCTTTATCTGGTAACGATTTAAATGAACATCTACGCATTTTAATTCTTTCTTCTCTTATTTTAGAATTATTTTTTGCTTCTTCTTTTGTAACAAACCAATCTTTATATTTATGATGGTCAGCATGATAAAATTTTTCGGAATAAACTTTAATAAGGTCTTTACTCCAAATTGTCCTAAAAGAACCATATGAATTAATTTTATCTTCTGCATTAACCGCTCTTCCTACAATAATTTCATATCCATTATATGCATGATGATTTTCCCAACATTCATCAATCATAATACGAATAATTTCATTATCATTAGTTAAATCAATTTTAGCAACTTCTCCTTGAGAACCAGACATTGTAGCCGAATTAATTATATAACCATTTGCTAAGTATTCATTTACTTTGTCTGTAAATCTTCTATTGATTTCTGCGTATTTCATTTCGTTTACCTCCAATCAATAATATTCGTAACAGTTGAAATCTTCTGTTCTCCATTTATCAAATGACAAATCAAGACCAATTTCTTTACACACATTCCGAATAAATTCTTTATCTTTATAACTAAGTTCCATAATTTCTACACCGCATCCTGTTTCATCTTGATACTTTTCATTTCCCCACAATTCAGAATCTATTTCACTCCAGTTATATACTCCAATATCATAACCAAATAATGTATTAAGATGAGCCATCCTATCAATATCGCAGATGTCCCATCCTTCCATAAGATGTTTAATATAAAATTCACTTGCCTTATTATGTTCATTAATTGTTTCTTTATCAAAGATTTCATTGCCAATTAGAATATCAATTGCTTCTTCTCTTGTTCTTGTAAGTGTATTCATATTATGTTCTCCTTTTATCTTCAGCCTCTAAAAATCATTACATTGGGTGTATTTCCTAACCAATCTTCTCTTTTAATAATTTCACAAAGTGATTCAAAATCACCAATAAATTCAATTGTATAGTTTGTAATCTTTTTCATTTCAATTGCATCTGATTCATCATCATAACTTCCTAAGAATTTTTCCGAAAAATTTTGCTCTATAGCCAATTCAATGGCATCTCTTTCATCATTTGCATTAACTAAGAATTGTGTATTATCTAAATCATAAGTAATTAAATATAAAGTCATTATTCATCCTCCTCGTGTTCCTGCATTTTTTCAGAAAGCATTTCCATTATAGCCCACAACCATTCGACATTTACGTTGTCGGGTTCATAAGTTCTTTTACTAATTGCTTCCATTAAAATCTGCCCAAGTGTAACACCTTCTGCCTTAGTAAATTTCAAATTGATAATATCATTGTATTTATCCATTTCTCTCCTCCTTTACCATGCATTAATTTCAACATATTCCATATCTGTCCAATACCATCCTTCATTGTCTTCACATAAATCATCCATGATATTTACTGGTGAATAATCTATATAGTTTCTATCATTTATTTCACTGTAATAATTAATCAAAGACATGATTTCTTCTTCGGTTTTTAATTCTGTTGTATGTAAAGTAATATACCAATCTTCATAATTATTATCTTTAAAAATCAAGTTAAATACATTTCTTTTATCTTCTATTCTATTCATATTATTTTCCTCCTTTACCAAATATCATCAGCAACAATAATTACACCTGCATGTTTACCACTTATTACATCTTTCGGCATCGCATAACCATCTTCACGATTAGAAAACCAAATTGCTCTGGTTATTTTATTCTTTTTAATTTCTTCCTTAAGCTGTTCCCAATTAATATTTTCAGCAAAAACAAAATCTGCATTCAATCCTTTTCCGTTAGGGTCGCCATCAACAGAATGTGTAAGAACTAAATCAAATTTTGTTTTATCGGGATATACATAAAGCAATCTGTAAACACCTTTGTTATAATTTCTTTTTGCTTTTCTTGCCATAATTTAATCCTCCTTGTACTGTAAATAACTATTAATTTTATCTTGAACAATGTTAGATTCTGGACTTACTCCACACACTCTTAACCAATTTTCTGCCATTTCAGCTTTACCACGATAATAATTATAATTAGGACTATCTTCTAAATCCCAATATTCTTCTTCATTTGCACATTCTTCTTCTCTATCTAAACAAAATGCTTTTACATTAGCATATGCATCAATCATATTCATCATTGCATTATATGAAATTTTGAATTCTATTTCTTTATTAATCATATTATTCTCCTTTTTAATTTTCTAAATCCCACCAATAGTCATCCAGTACATAATCATTTTCATTATCTACAATCTTAACCCAGATTGCATCATATGGAATTTCAATAAAATAATCCATATCAATATTATTTACATACTCTTTTGCCTTACTAAATGTATTAGTATTTTCAATCGTTTCCACATGACTAAAACCAGATTCACAGTTCCAATAATAAAAATCTACTCTGTATTTATAATCCATTTCCTTATTCCTTTCTATTTAATCTTTTAAAGGATTTGGTTCGTCCATAACATACCACCAATAATCAAGTCCTTTTGCCCAATCTTCATCTGAGATATTGTATGCTTCAGCTAATTCAACGTCATCAGCAATTAAATAGTCTTGCCATAAGTCGTAAATATAAGCACTAATTTTATATTCTGGAACATCCTCTCCTCTTAATTCATTTACCTTATTTCTGTAATAATCAATTTCTGTTGCGATACAAAAAGCAAGTTCTTCTTCAGTCATTTCATCATATGTCTTGGTATGCATTAATTCTTTATAATTCATTCTATTACCTCCCATTTAATTTCGTCTTCAGTAGGATTTTCAAATGTAATATATGTATTATTTCCCTCATTATCCAATCCATTAAAAGCAATAATAAATTTAATATTTCCATTATCATCTCTATTTACATAAAAATTATATGTATTTTTAGGAACTCTATCATAAGACCATTCAACATCAAATTCATCTTCCCATTCTGTATAATAAATACCTGTTCCTATCCATTCGTTATCTTCATCAAGATAAACATAATAACCACCATATCCGTCGTCATCAGGAAATTCATAATCTGGAAATTCATCAACACCTTTCCATTTACCTTTGCCATATTTATCATCCATATACTTTTCAAAACAATCTTCATGAACATGGCAGTCTCCATCATCTGTTGTCATACCACGAAGAACAGGTTTACCACATATATTACAGAATGTCATTTCATCTTCTGGTGCGTAAACGACATAACCATTGTCTTCATATCTTTTTCTAATTTTGATTGTTGCCATTTATTCATCCTCCTCCTCTTCGTCTTCATTCATTTGTTTTTCTCTTGTGAGCATTCTATAAAAATCTTCCCATGTATCAATACAATTTGTGAAATCATCTCCTGCATCAATTGTATAAGCTTGTATATCTTCATCATCTCCAAGTACCCAATCTAGTACTGAGAGTATTGCATGAGCTTGAGCTGCTCTTCCTTCTCTGTTTTCATAAGTAGGCAATTCACATGCCCATTCATAAAAATCTTCTACTTTATTTTTTAATTCAACGATTTCTTCTTTTTTTCTTACCTTCATTTTATTTTCCTCATCTTTTTAATAATCATTCATATGAATTTCATTACCCATCCATTCACATTTTTTATCAGCAAATTCTTTATAAAAATAAATGTTAATTTTAGAAATAAAATCTTTTTCACAAAGTATTTTAAATCCTTCAAAATTATCTGCTTTGGGAATATCAATCTGAGCACTGACTAAATCATAAGGTGTTCCATCAATTGTTGTATATCTGTTACCTGTCATTTCATATGCATAATTATTATCAATAAATAATTGGTATATCTCAGTAAAAGCATCACCTTCAACAACTTTAAATTCAATACAATAATCACCAACAAACATTTGACCATAAAAGTCATAATCTTTTGACCAGTTGTTGTAATTATTTATATTCATATCATGTTTCATGTTTTTCCAGTTCTCTTCTGTCATTTTCCAAATAAATTCCATAATTATTCTCCTTTCACTTCTTCTGTAATATCTACCCAACCGAAAGAATCACAATAATAATATTTAATTTCATTTCCATCATTAATTCTTACAACATCGCTTACACTCATTGAATGTGCTCTATATCCTTCGGGATGATTAAGGTTGAAGATTTCAAAAAGACGATTAAGTAAATCATAATCATCTTTCGCTTCTTCAGTTCCGTTCCATACGGAACGATAGGGTCTAAATGACCAATTATGATTTTTAGACCATTCCCATCTCATAAAAGCGAAATCACTTTCTACTCTGACCTGATAAATTACATAATTAAATTTCTTCATGTTAAGCTCCTTTCTTCATACGTTTCATCATTGCTAATCTATAAGGTTCAAATTCTTTAGCTTCATCAAATCCTTCAGCTTCAAGAATTTGTTTCCTTTCAGTTTCTGTGAGTATTTTATTTACTTTTATATCAGATGTAATAACCCAGATTCTGTTTCCTGTTTCTTTGAAGAAATAAAAACCGTTTTCGGGGCATTTATCTACAAAACATTTTTTAGGAAGAAGATTTACTTCTTCGTCATAATTATGATTTGCATTATACTGAACTTCACACCATACTCTTTTCCAGTATTTAGAACGCTGAGATTTATATGTTCCATCAGCAGATATTAACCAAGGTGCGGAAGGAATAGTTCCAATATGCCAACCACCTCTGCAAGCAAATCCTTTAGTTGGAATATATTCTGCATGTAACCATTTGTTTAATTCGGTTTCTTTTGTCTTGCCAATGAATAGTGGAAACAATTTTCCTTCGGAGTTCATCTCGAATAATTTATAACCAATTCCTGTTTTCATTATAGATTCCTCCTTTTTATTTGTCTATATTATTTACATATTTAAATTACTGGTTTATAATGGAATTAATTCTTGGGAATTAATTCCATCTATTATGAATAAATACGCAAATATCATATTTGCGAATATTTATTGGTTGACAAATTTTATTTTTTTGTGTATAATGTAGGGGTGGTGGGGCGGGAATAGATATATATAATATATATTATATATACTTATATATTATTATTAATTATATACATATATTTATATATATTATTTATATCTATTTATATATAGCAGATTTAAGGTACTCTTTTATAAAGGATATATATCCTCATTTTCTTTTAATTCTTTCAATAAATAATTTTTCATTTCCTTTTCCAAATCTTCTTTCCAATTTGGATTGTTGAAATCAATTTCATAATGTTTACAACCACTATAATCTGTCTGCCAAAAACCAAGTTCATCAATCTCTTGGAAATAAATAGCCGACTCGTTATCTTTATCATCTATGCACAGATTATATTCTGCTCCATATTTATCATTAATTGTAACTAATGCGCATCCCCATTCGTCTACATTTTCCTTATTCATGTACTCATTAATTATTTCATCATTAAAATTTGACTGAAATTCATATTTATAAATCATTTGCTTTTACTCCTTTTATTTTTTAGTGTTTATACATAACAACAACTTTCTTGTTTCCATTAGGACAGACTTTACACATCGAACAAGTTACTCCTGTTTTATTTCCCTGTTTATTAATTTTAGGACAGTGAAAATAATCTTTAAAATCGGGATTAGGATTTTTACCATCCTCTATGTATGCCAACCTATGATTTCTAGGATTTGATTCTCTTACCTTATCACAGCAGGAAATCCAAACGATAAAGTTATCAGGAACAATTCCTTCATCTTCTGCCCTGTCAAGATATTCTTCTGCCTCCGTGTAACAATAGAACTTAGTATCCTTATGCTTTGCACAGAATTCACACATTCTTTTAAAGTGGTCATAGTCAATAAATTCTCCGCTTACATGAGGTCTAAAACATGAGACCATATTGTAGTGAAAGAAATCTTCCAATTCTCTGAAGAACTGGTCTCTGTTACCACGAAGAAGAAGTGTATTGTCAATATAAGCTGGCATAACTCCTCTATGATTTCTCTTGGAGTAATTTCTTGCATAACAAATTGATTCACACTTTTCACAATGATGACCACATGTTCCCTCAATATCAGTGATTACAGTTCCATCTTTCTTGACCAAACCTGTACTTCCTGCCAGTGTTGAGTAATGATAAATTCCCTTACCCATTTCACTGTTGCCATCAATGATATGAATATGAGTGTTTTCATCAAGGTAACCAGTGTACATGGGAAGTTTGTTCTCTGCGTTTGCGTTTACATCTTTGATGATTGCCATAGCTTTATCTCCTTTTTTTCGTGAAATTTATATGGATTTTCCATTATTTTTTTTAATAACAAAGAGGACTGGAAGAAGTATCCAGCCCTCAAAATAACTTTTTATTTTTATTCGATTTTTTATTTACATGTTATGTTTAATAATAATGTTCTTCAAACATATCTTCATCTTCTGTATATGCAGAATATACTTCATCTGCATTGATATCTGTTAAACTACCAAAGTCAGCATCATAATAAGCATTAATCGCTTTTTCTTTTGCTTCTTCAAAAGATGTGGCATTAACTTCTGCAATGTATTCTCCAGAAATTTTTATAGTTACATAATATGTTTTGTTCATTATAAATCTCCTTTCTTAATATTCAATACCATGTTCATCACAGTATTTCTTCATGCATTCACCTGTATATTCATCATAGTATTTACTTACTACATCAGGTGTATATCCTCTGTCACACATTTCTCTATAAGCATCTTCTTCTAAATAATCATCCAACATCTGACCAATTTCACATTTCATATCAAACTGGTCAGCGTGTTCGAGAATTACATCTCCGTTATCTACAAATGAGAATGAACAAAGGATTTCATCAACTCCTTTACCTTCGTAACTATCGGCAAATACTCTTGCTTCGGGATTGAATTCTTTAAGCTGTTTAATAAGCTCTTTTACTTTCATTTTCCTTGTTCTCCTTTTTAAATTATTATCATAATATTCATCAACCAATTTAAGTGCTAAGTCATATTCTTCTTGTGTGCAATTTCTAAATAAATCTTCTTCTTTATTTTCATCTATTCTATAGACTGCATCATATAAGACATAAGCATATCCATCTTCAAAACGTTTAACATCGAGATATTCATTTTCTTTTAATTTTAATTTAAAATAAATACCTTCTTCAGCATCACCATAATTCCATGTTTCTATTATTTTCATTTGTCTTTTTCTTCTGAAATATTTTTTAATGCTTCGGCTAATGAATTAATATAATTTATTTTATCTTCTGTTTTTTTAGTTTTTTCTTTGATACTTTTTGCAACTAAATCTGTTAGTTCCTGTTCAATTTTATCTTTTGTCTTTCCCCAATTAAGAAGCAATGCAGTAATATATTTACTCCAACTTGTATCATTAATCATAGATGAATAACATCTTTTTATTTCTGTATGTCCACCACTTATATCTAAATATACACAAGGTGTTTTATAAAAATGTTTATATAATTTAATATTGTAAGTCCAAATAGTTCTATCATAGTATCCGTATGGAATTTCAAGTATTAATCCATTATCTTTAATAACATCAATATATCCTTTCCTATACCATGCTTCAATATCACCCCACATTCTATTCCACAGTTCAATTTTTGTTGCTGCAATTTCAGCTTCAATTTTTTTATTCTCTTCCATTGCAGAATTAATAATTACATCAATAGATTTGTTTAGTTCCATGAGTTCGTCAAGTTTTGTCATTGTTTTTCCTTTCATTTATTTATAGTATAGATATTTTTTTTCCTTAGCTGGTTTTTTATTTTAATTCTTTCTTCTTTGTATTTTCTATATTTGATACACTGGTCATGATATGAACCACAACCTTTTCTTTCACATTTAATACAAGGACAAATTGAATTTCCTATTTTCATTTAACTCGCTCTCCTACAAGTGGTCATAATTCTAGTTACTTCTGCAATTGATTTAGCCTCATTGATTTCTTTCTCAACTCCTTTGAACATACTCATATATCCAAGTTCAAAAGCGGCTTTAATCGCATCCCTTTTTGCTTTCCTCAATTCCATTTCTTTTTCTTTCATTGTCTGCGTTCCTGTTCTGCCTGTTCTTACTTTCTTCATTTGATATCTCCTTTTTATATTTTTATTTATAGATGTTCATAACTATTTTCATATTTCATAATTGCTTCTCTTTTTTTCTCTGAAACATTAATAAATTCTGTATCTCCTCTATCAAGATATTCAAAATATACTGGGCTTTTTTCTCCTGAAAATCTTTTGTCATAATACTCATCCCAACATTTTTCAATTGCTTCTTTTTCATTATCTGCTTCAACAATAATATATTTACTAAACGTTTCTGTTACCATTACTGGATATTTCATTTTATTTCTCCTTCTGTTTATTAATTGTTATTTGATATTCTTTTCTTCTTTAATTTTATTTACATCTTCCATAAGGTTTTTAGGGATATTGATTACAGTAATGAGAACATCTTCTTTGAAGACATATACTGCATTACCGTAAATCCTCATGTTCGTTCCTTTCTTTTGTGAGAGATAAAGCGTATCAAGGAATCGATGTAAATTGCCGTGTGTTTCGGCATGGGTGATTCCTCTTTTAAATGCTCGTTTTGCTACTGTCGGGGCATTCTTTTTGCTTACTCCACATCTTTGCTCAAGACGAGTAATTGAATGCTTTGTTAATCTCGGCATATTATTTACTCCTTTCTATTTAATTCCATAAATATCACAAACAATCTTGCCAAGACTTTTTGTGTATCTTGTAATGTCTTTACTTGTTACCTGTTTATTAAAAATCTTATTGAGAAAGTTTTCTTTCTGTGTATCAGAAAGATTTTCTTTCCACATCCTATACAGATAATAATTTGTTCCGTCATGATGAGATTGTTTACCACGAAGATTATTCTTATCATCTATATACCAAGCTGCATAATCACAACTATCTTCGAATCGAAGACAATCTTTTAAATTTCTGCATTTAGTTTCTTTGTATGCACAAGGGACTCTTCCATTCCATAAGCTAAGATTGCCGATAATAATGATTTCCGTAGGCAAGGGGTAATCAAGATTATCAATTTCGTCTTTTAAATATCTGTTATTTTCATCTGCTATTATATTATATTTTTCATATTCATCTGTTACTTCGGGATATACTTCATTAAGGAAGTCTTCCCAGTCCTCAAGGTGAAGGTCATAGTTAGACCAGATTACACTTTTAATATTAGTTGTCATTTCTCTTCTCCTTTTTCTTCAATTTTTTCAATTTTTAAACCAGTTCTTTTCTTCACTAAATTTGCAACAGATGGTTTATATAATTTATATATTGTTCCACCATTATACATTTGACATTTATAAACGCATTCTTTCTCATTAGCGTTTTGAGCATTATCCCATTCAATGTCAATATATTCTTCTGTCATTTCTCTTCATCTCCCTCCTTATCAATAATCATCATGCATTGTACCAATTTGTCTACCAAGAACAATCTTGATACAATTTGGTTCGTCATCATCCTTATTACGATTCATATTATCCCAATCAGTATATGTTCCTTTCTCCCCGTCAAGCCGTTAGGTCAGCTATTATATTATTTGCTTGTTTTTTTGTTTCTTTTAAAGGGAGTTGATAAAATCATATGTCTTGTTGAGAAGGTCATTTCCACCAATGTTATTAGCGAATCTCTTTTCTCTCCATGTAGAGGTCTTTCTAAGGGGGTCATGATGGTCAATGAAATCAGTTGTCATACACACTACTCTATACCAACAATCTTCCATTCCATTAAGACTAGGGTCATATTCATATCTATAAAGTAATTCTTTTCTCATGTTTTCAGCTGAAGTAATTGCTCTGGGCTTCATATCTTCACTGATGGGGAAGAGCATATCCACAAAGGATCTAACTTTATCCTTGTCACAAGTCAGAAGTTTCATTCTGTCCACTTCTTTTTCGAATGCTCCGACGTAATTCCCAAGAAGGTTAAGACCTTCTCTAACTTCATCCAAACGGATATGAGCGTTTGTAGTGTGTCTAAGTTTCCAAAATCTAACTGCCTTTTTAATAGCAAGGTTCATAGTGTTCTTACAGGAGATTCGAACAGGAGTAAGATATACTCCAAACGGTTTTGTTCCATCGAAAGAGTTAATAACTACTACATAGTAGTCCATCTTTTCTCCTGCAATAGTATTTGTCTTCCACTTCATGGAAACATAAGTTACCTTGCCACCATCGAAGCAACCAGCATTTTCATACTGGAATCCCATCTGAAACAGAATATCACACAGTTCCCTTGTGCGCTCATTTCCGATGGGGACAAATCTTTTTGTTCCACTTCCAAGGAAATAATGATTGTCATCTCTAAGAACTCCAATCAGCGGAATTTTATTTCCGTAAGGGTCAAACAAGTCAACTACTTCAAATCCATAATTGAGACCCGACAAATCCCAAACCTGATCTGTGTTCAGAGTATGAGACAGGTCAACTCCTACACCTTCCCAAGGAAGAGTTCTTTCATTCCATGCGCTCCAACTGGAAGTCGGAAACAAAGAACTAACCTGTTCAATCGATTCAGAAATCACAGGATTGACAGGTCTGAAATCAGCATCAATAACTGTTTCTGTTGCAGGATTGAAAACGGGAGTGCTTACGTTGCTAAGAGTAATGATGTTTGCCATGATTTTGATTCCTTTCTTTTATTTAATTTATTTAATGTTATATATATTATTTACATGTTCCATATTCAATTGTCAATATTTAATTTAGAGAGTAGCTAATCTTTCCATACCCTCATTAATTGTAATCAAACCTCTTTCCATGTTCTTGACGATGTTATCAATATCCATCAGAAACATGGGTCTATACACATTGCGAGAATCCATCTCTCTTATTTGTGCTCTTTTATAATTCGCATATTCATATGCGAATCTGGGAAGTTTAATCATAATATCTCCTTTCTTTATATTAAATCATAATCTAATACATTATTAAAACAAATATCTGAATTCTGTTGAAAGAATTTCATCCAACATTCTGCTTCTGTTGTACCAGAAACAGAAACAATTTCGTTATTATTAGTAAGTGGATTTATAAATTCCACTTCTAAAATATAACTATCATAATCTTCACCAGCATAATTTCTATATGTACCATAAGTACCATAGTTATAATCATATCCATATCCTAAACCATAATATCTATCTTTGTTCCAAGAGTATGTTTCTTCTATATATTCAAACTGTTCTACTTTTTCAGAAGCGTCAAGAAGATGTTTAACCATTTCTATCATTTCAAGCATTTCTTCTACAATTACATATTCATAAACTGTATGTGCTTTATAATATCCACAACTAAGATTTACGGAAGAGATTCCACAAGCTGGAGACAAATTAGATATATCAGAAAAACTTCCCCAAGCCATTTTCCAATTTGTTTCATCTTCTACCCATTCAATCCAATCTTGATTTGCGTTTTCATAAAATACCAAATCATTTGCGTTGGCTCTGTCCAATTCAATTAAGAATTTTAATTTAGACAATTCATCAATGTATTTTGTAGCACAGAATTTATCAGAACCAACTCCACCAATTTCTTCCTCTTCACAAAAAAGAATGTATGGTCTATATCCTGCTTCAAGGATTTGTAAAATCCCATATACACCACACCTATCATCTCCGCCAATTCCTTGAGGAGAACTGATTGTATGGGTTGTATTTCCATTGATACCGACTTGGACATCTTCATAAAAATCTTTTACAAGTTTCTTATGAACTGTATCCATATGAGCGGTAAGTAATACAGGAATTTCTCCTCTGCAATAAATATATCCATCACCAATAAAAGTGTTATCGGGATAAATCTCTTTCATCAATCCACTAAGATATTGTTTCAATGACTTAGCAGACAGTTTACATATTTTGATAAATTCTGGAAAAGCTGTTTTATTAAGAGTTCCCTTGTAAGGGAATTCTTCAACTTTTTTTGTAAAATCTTTTGAGAAAGAATAAAAATCATTTGTAGCTGCATTTGTATTTGTAACAGTGTTCATACTATATCTCCTTTTTATTTTATATACTTATTTACCTTATGCGATTTCGTCTTCTGTTTCTTCTTCTGGAGTACAATCAGAACAATAGTATTCTCCATTAATTTCAATTGCATCATTAATATGAATCCATTCATCACAATTAGTACACTGGACAATTTCACCATCATCTTCGTGATACCAATCTCCGTTCACACAATGAAACCCATCAAATTCGGCATTTTCTTCATCGAGATAATGATAATCTTCTCCACGATATGTAAAGTGGACACAGTCATATTCATCGTAATCATAAAACCATTCTTCAGCATAATTATCATAATATATATCTTCAGAATGATAAGCTTCCACATTTTCACAATACTGAACACCATAATCTGCGGCACACGATTCACAACAGAAGTAATGCTCTGAATCTTCATCATAAATTCTATCTTCTTCACTTATTACGCATCCACAACTATAACAGGTTGCTTTGTCTAAGCAATCTGAACAAACAAGCTGTTCTTCACCATGGTGTTCTTCACCACAATAAGGACAAATTGGATTATGACCGATAGGAATCATTTTTGTATTTTTCTTGATTCCGTTTCTCTTGAGGTAAGACACTGTACAATCATCATAATGGAGATAATCTTTGTAATGTGTGCCATAAGTTTCTGTTACGTCATAGCACGTATTACATCCTTTTACCAATTTCCAGAGATTTGCTTCCTTTGCACAATCTGCAATTACTTTCTGTACAATATTACGGAATTGTGCAGAAAGGGAGTTATCTCCACCGTCACGACCATCGGGATAGAGTCTGCCCTGAACAATTTTATCTTCTCCGATGTGGAACATACATCTGTTAATCTTAGGCTGATTCCAGAATTCTTTCCCTTTGTACTTTTCATCTACCGTATACATGATGATAGAGTTACCATCAAGTGCATACGACAAAGTACCAGAGCAGTACATGCCGCTGTAATTATGAGCGGAATCAATTCCTCTTTTATTTGTCTTATCAATAGTATGACAAGACTGCCATGTATTACCAAAGCTCATAGTAAGATAGTCAAGGAAGTTTGCGGAAATAATTGTCCATCTCTTAATTGTGAGAGGATTAACGGCATCTGCGTATTTTCCATACTGACTATTCCAACCATAATCTTTAGTTCTTGTGTGGAGATTTCCATTATCATCACGGAACGTCTCGGTTCTTTTATCAATGATTTTATTCAAACCATAATTCTTGAAGAATTCCTGTACAATACGGGAAATCTTTTTCCCTTTGACAGCTCCGAGACCGATTGTTTTACCGTTCTTTTCAAAGTTAAACGGTGATGCTAATTTATTTGCTTTTTCAGCAAATTCTTCATCGGCAATGTTTCCTTCATATGCCTCAAGTAAATTAATAAATTTATAGGCATTATTATATTTATTATAATCATTGGTACTCGCATCAAAGTAAATCCCATCACTGTAAATAGAATTATCTTTAGCATATCTCCAAAGATAATAGACCCTTTTCTTTTCTCTTTCTAATTCTTTATATGATAAACCATTTACAGTAACAGTATTAAGATAACCTGATTTTGTACAATAAATAATATCTTCGACATAGTTACAGATTGATGCTAACCTGTCTTTTGCATCATCAAGCTCGTTAACAGTACAGCAGTAGTACCTATACTGTCTTTTCAGACCCCAATCACGTATTGCATTTCTACACCAATTACAAAAAGCTTCAATTGCCTTACTATCTTTCTTCCTTTCATAAGAACCTTCAAGAACAATACCCATAACTTCAGGGTCAAAGTTAGGATGATTGGACAGGAATGCGAGAACAGGAGATTTATTTTCCTTGTACTCTTCCCACTGAGTTTTAATTCCTTGCTCAGTATTGATATGGTCATATTCATCATAAAGTTCTTTCATTTTGGAAGTAATATACTCTTCCTGTTCAGGTGTAATATTATATTTACCTGTCAGGTCGATTGCAGAAGGTGCTTCGATTTCTGTTGCTGCGGTTGTGGTTGTAGTGTTCATAGTTATATCTCCTTTCAAATTAAAATAATTTACAATCTCATTGTAATAAGGATTACAATGTATTATAATATTTCTTTCTCTTTTTATCTCTTCCCACTCTTCAAGGGAATTTATTAAATGGAATCTTTCCTGCCCAACAGAGAATATATATACTCTATTAATGTCTGGTTCTTCTGAATGAGTGGATGAAGGTGAGAGATATTCTTCAATATTTTCTACTACTCTCATATCTCTTGTTGAATTACCGTTAAGATTATTACCTTCAAGCGTGACTATTCTCATACGGTCTTCATCGTATATATCTATTACAACTGATACTGATCTTTCATTTGTAAACAAATAACCATTATCAAAGTTTCCGACCACTAAATCTCCAATTCTAAACATAATTATTTCCCTCCGTATACTATATACTATTTATATGTATCATCTTATGCAAGTTTGAAGGTTGCATGTACAACTTCATCTCCCTCTCTCAAACAGGTGGCGAACTTCTCTGCAAAGTCATTGGTAAAGGGAATCTTTACCAACCTTTCTACAAGGTTGTCGAGTTCATATCTTTCTTTTTGGGCATTTCCTCTTGAGTGACTGTTCTCTCCTTTTCCTTTGTAGGTTACCGCAAGATTATTTTCCTTGATGTAACTCAAGGTTTCAAACAGTACATCCTTTTTAAGACCTCTCCCCTCTTCTTTATACCCTGCTTCGTCAAGAGCATTGAAAAGGAATTTAACTCTTCTAAGTGTTACTTCCTTTGTCTCAAGCTGATTGACCAGTTCGTCAAATGCTCCTGCGCTGATGTGACCTCTTTTGCACCCTTTACCAGCCTTAATCTGAATGTCATGATTACTGAGAATTTTTCTAACATTTCCTGCATAATACTTATGCGGGTCAAAAGTACGTCCTTTCTTTACTTCCGTTGCTGTAGTGTCAAACACATTACTCATATTCATAGGTGTACCATTATTATTGATGATGATAATGGTTGCTTTATTATCTTTAAGAAGAGACATAAGAGAGTTCATGTCGATTGCGGAGTTGATTGTGATTGTGTTGTTAGTCATGATAGTTACTTCCTTTCTTAAAACTTTGCTTTATTTTATTTACCTATATTTAGTTTTTTCAATATTTAATTTTTATTTATTTCCCTATTTTCCCTATTAGAGATTATTTAATCTCTGCAAGAGTTTCCTTGATTAAAGTGTCGTAGTATTCTGCGAGGAAATAATCTTCAACCGCAAGTGCCGCTTTCTTAAGGATTGTGTATTCGTTTACCTTTGCGATTGCGAATTCTTTTGTTGTCATAGTGTTGCTCCTTTCTTTTCTTAATAACCAAAATCATTGAAAACGCTTTCAATGATTTCTATTGCATGTTCCAGTCCTGCCCTCTGACCATATGCATAACTATGGTCATCGTCATAGGGCAGATGAAGAGATTCAATCTCTTCGTCCGTTGAAATTTCAGATTGAAGTTTGGAAATGATTTCCCTTTTTAATTCTTCTGTCATAATACAACACCTCCTCCTTGCTTCTCTGTAATATATTCATGGTATTCTGTCTTGGGCATAATCATTACCTGATAGACTTCCATAATATATTCATCATTTGCTTCTGTTATAAATTTGATTGTTTCAAGAACGGTGGGAACAGAAACAATTCCACTTCCCTTTCCGTATTTGTCCTGTAATGTCTTATATGCTTCCCACGCATATATTTCTAATGTTTTCCAATATGCTTCAAAAGCAAGTCTAGCGGTTTCCATGTCGGGATAAATTCCCTTGTGATAGTTGCTAATGAAATGTTTCTGAAGGTCGAAGTAGAGTGACATTTTGTTTCTCCTTTCTTATCTGCTGATATTGCTGATATATGAAATAGTTGCATGACCACTATACTTGTTATGGTCAAGATGGGAATAATAATAATATTCTTCCCTTATACAGGTTTCATAGTTGTGGTAGCGGGCTTCTACCAGTTTCTGAACCTCACCCGTTTCTCTGTTGCAACGGGTGTAAACGAATTTATACATGATTAGTTCTCCTTTCTGTTTAACTTATTACCAAACGAAGCACAAGAAACTGTGCTCTCCAAAATTAACCCAATGGTCATCATATGGGTCGGACTCAGTGCATTCGTTGGTGAATTTACAACAAAGTATTTCATCAATATGAATTGTTTCTGTTTCTGTTGCTTCACATTCATAACATACATGGTTGTGAAGATTCTCTACTTCCAGAGTTGTTTCTGTTTTAGAAATTACTTTACATTTTGCTACATAGGTTGCTTCATAGTGACAACCTAAAATAATGATTGCCATACAGATGAGACAGAGACAAATGAGGTAAATTTTATCTTTATTTTTCATTTTTCTTTATCCTCTCTGCTCCAGCTTATTAACAAGTAAATGCCTGTTAAAAAATAGGCGATTACAATGCAGAACGGAACTGCGTTTGTAGCCATATCTACAATAATTTCCATTATTTACCTTCCTTTCTTTTATTTCTCTTTGCCAATTTTTCAGTTTTCTTGACTTCTTTTCTGTAAGCAAGAACAGCTTCAATTTTGTCAAGGTCATCAGAAGAATCAATGGCATTCATTTTTTCTTCTTTAACCAGTTGTTCATAACTACGCAGATTTCTTTCTACATAATCTTTTATTTCTCTAAAACCAATGTATTCATCACCTAAAAGATGAGAAGCACTGTTTTCGGAACGACAGATTTTTTCTGCAAACAAAGGATGATTAGGGAACATCTCTTTTGTTTTCCCTTTTGCCACTGCTAATTGAATTTGTCTAACGAACTTCTCATGGTCTGTGGGTTCATTTAAAGCAGATTCAATCTCTTCAAGAGAAATATCTCCTTTAATGTAATCCATTAAAAGAAGGTCACACATGTATTCATATCCATAATAATCTTCATATGTGTAACGAGGAAAACGAGAAACAAATTCTTTTATATTTCCCTGTTTGAATTGAGGGAACTTATATTCGGGTAACCATTTTCTGTTACCATTAAACATAAGATGAAAAGCAGGAGAATTCCATGTTCCTTCGCTCTTTTCCCATGCGCTGAACTGGAATTTCACTTCTGGCATTTCGACTAACGGATTAACGATTAGATTCATGTATCCGTTGCTGTCAATCCTATAATGGTCTACGTTGCAGAGCCAAAGTCCTTCTGTAACAGGACGAGTAGATAGGGTAAAGGTATTCCACCACCCTTTCTTTTTAAGACCATCATCCCAAGTGTTGCTTACATCTCGGATGAACATTCTATTCTCATATCCCTTGCGAGATTCGCAAATGAGATATTTGAATTTCCAATTAGCGTTACGCCAAATTACATCTGCTTCTGTAGTAGAAAGCCCGTAATCGGTGTAAGCCCATGCCCAGAAATTTCCTGCATCGGAGAAAGTTCGAGCTTCTTTCATGAGCTTTCTTTCTGTTTCGGGACTCATGGTTTACCTCCTTTTTTTGTTTGCTTTATTGATAGTTACAAGTGAGTAATTAATTTAACCCTCACAATCGGGATGCATAGTTATCTGGCTATTTATTTTATTTGCCTACTACACATCCCTATCTGGGGACTAATTAAGCAATGACTTCATATTCTGCAAAAGAATTGTATACTTCGGGAAGGTCTGCTTTGATTACATATGTCTGGTCAGGACGTACTCTGTTGTAAGAGTATGCTGTACCAATTAAATGAAGACGGTCAACACAATGGTCTTCACACTTTTTGTTTCCTTTCTCGTCATATGTAACAAGAATCCACATGGGAGCGATTGAGGGAAATGTCTGTACTTTAATCATAATTATTCCTTTCTTTTATTTCTGTTAGTGGTTAATAGTTAATCGTGCCTTAATAGACACAATCGGAGAGCGGAGAATTGTTTCTCTGCTCCCCTATCTGTCCACTAAGTCAATTCCAGTCTGCGCAAATATTTTCTAAATACTCGCACAGACGCATGTGGCGTACTACGTTGCAGTAAACTGCAATGTAGTACTCGGTGAAAGCGGTTTCTCTTGCAGAGAATTCGCTTCTGTAAGAGACCTTACCTTCATCGTTACTTACACAGTATTCCATTATATACTTGTATGCTTTCTGAAGATTCTTCATACCAGTAATGTGGTAGATTTCGATGTAATCTGAATTTGCTTTAGCCATAGTGTTACTCCTTTCTGTTTCCTTTATTTATTTGTCTTTCGCATAGCGCATAGCGTTCTGTCTGTGTTCTTTCGCTCTGCGTTCTTGAATAAGGGCAAGTTTAATATTTCCCTCTTTGCGAGAAATCTTTGCACATTCTTCAAAGAACTGTGCAATTTCATTTGCCTTATTGATTCTTTCTACTGTTTCTTTGTTCATATTGCTCCTTTCTGAGATTTGTTTCCTTTTTTGAGGGTCAAATTTATTTGCCTTATTGAGTCGATTAATATATTTATATATATTATTAACCAACTTGAGTTCCCTTGATGTTGAACCAGTCCAAATTAGTTTCGGGATTGGGAATAGGACTATAATTCATATCTCTCCTTTCTGGGATTTATTTCCCTATTTGAGCTATTAATAGGTACATTGAAGCGCAGGAATAATAAATGTTCCTACGCTTTGTCTACCCATTAAAGAATGATGCTTGGGGATGTGAGACTAGAACAGTTTGCATGTGACAACGAGTTACAGTCATTTTCCATAGGCATTTATTTCCTTTCGTTGTATTTTATAATTATTTATTTAAAGGACTTTCGTGGGTTTCAGCATATTTAATACAGTCTTCCCATTCGCCTCTATATACCATTGCTCCCATAACAAATCTGCCGAACTCGTCAACTTTTTTTATTTCTGTTACTGTACTGGTATGAGGATTAAATCCATATCCAGTTTCAAGGTAAAAACCGTTAATCATATCATACATTTTATTTATTTCCTTTCAGAGTACTTCACATATTGCTTCTTCACAGATGAAGTCATCGTCGTAATTTTCGAGAAGAGCCATTTCATGTACGCATGTATACGATTCTGTCAATGTTTCTTCATCAATATCAACTCGTGTCACCACCCATTCACCTTCGTCAACAAACAGGTTGTATGTCCTGCCCTCTCTCATAATAGGGCGGTTATCATACACAGGTGTAATACCTAAATATTCAACATACTTAATACCCTTACGGATATCCGCAGGGCTTCCAGTAAGGTCAAATACTAAGGCATCTTTGGTCGCTCTGCGATTGCAGAATTGGATACCAAAAGCCTTTTTAGATAAATTCCTAAAAATAAGGACGTCTAAAGACCTAATAGGTGTGATATAATCCATATCTTCATGCTCTGCCCTGTTTACGAGTGCTCTGTCTTTTTTGTTCATTGTGTTACTCCTTTCATGGTTGTTGATGATTGGGACTACGTCATAAGTTGGATGTTAGCACCTCGATTTATAACGAGAATTGCAATCATTATTAATAGTTAAGAGGTTGTGGTAGGAGTTGCACCTACTCGTTAATGTGGGTAGTTAAGCCACAATAGACAATTGACTGTTAATCAATTGCTCGTTCTACAATCACAACCTGAATAAGTGTGATTTAGGATTTATGCAGGTACTTCCTGCGACCTCGTGTCAGTCAATAGACCTTCGCAAGTGGAATAATTAATTAATATTAATGCACCACTTAACACTACCGCTGACATCCTCACGATATACTGAGTTGACGCAATACATACATTGGACAAGTATATTGGACAAGTCAACAATGTACTTGTATGTACTTATTGCAACCGCTACTCTATCCCCTTGACAAGAAAGACACACA